TTTTTTCATGACTTATACATATGCAGATGAAACGCCATTTAACGGAGATAGGATTCATAGAACACGAAACGGATACCTGTCCCTTGAGAAATCGCACCTTCAGAGGTATTTCAAACGACTCCGTGAGGCTCATGTACGTCGCTATCCAGACATTTCACGCCCCGCAATTAAGTACTACGCGGTTGGAGAGTACGGAACTCATGGTGCACGCCCACATTACCACGTCTTATTGTTCAACGCGGACAACGACCTTGCTGTGTCTAATTGGACATCTGGATTTGTTCATACTGGCGCTGTGTCTGCTGCATCTGTCGGGTACACTCTCAAGTATATGTGTAAGCCTCGGAAAACACCGTCACACAGGAATGACGACCGTCTACCTGAGTATTCGTGTATGTCCAAAGGACTCGGAAAGGGCTACCTTACTGAGGCTGTAAAAGAATGGCATTATGCTGATATGCTTAACAGGATGTTCCTTACTGTGGAAGATGGTAAAAAAGTATCGATGCCTCGATACTATAAGAATAAAATTTATACAAAGCCTGATCGCGAAGCGATCGGGAACCATCTATCTGGTCCTCTTCAGGATGCTATTATGGAGCAAGTAAATACTGATCCTGATTATTTCCGTAACAAGTCGGAGAAGTTCAAAGAGGCTCTCCGCAAAATGCATCACAAGTCAACTCAAAATCGTAACTTAAATTAAAAACATGAAACCAAAAATTCGTAAAGCGTTCGATCCGGAACGCAACAAAAACTGGAAAGGCGAAAAAAATACTATGCCTTCCCTGACAAAACCGGATCAGTCATTAACTGTACAGCAAATCCTTGATAGATTTGCCTCTGGCCGTCCTGTAGGTGGCGGCTATGAAGAGGTTTATTATGGCGGTGAAGATGATCCGCCACATTGGGAAAGAATGGATTATGCCGAGAGGCAATCTTACAGGGAAAATGTTCAGGATGAACTTGATAAAGTAAAAAAAGATCACGCGCAAAAACAACGCGAGATCAATCGTAGAAAGCGTAAGCAACAACAAAGGTCTACTGACGTAAAAGAGGGCGACAAATCGACCTCGAACCAAAGTGCTTCGCAATCGAACACGCAAGACAAAAAGGATAATACTGAAAAATAATATCCTATAAAAACCCGGGGTTTGGGGCAGAGCCCCAAGAAAAAAATAAATAAAAAATTATTCAAAAAAATAATATGATAATCATAAGACCCCCTTGAATCTGGGATCAAAAAAAGTCAACTAGCACTAATATATCACTTGATATATTAGTGCTAGTTGACAGGAGACCCATCCCTATCCGAACTGACGATGTGAGATACGACGACGCAGGAGGAGGACGCGAACTAAAGGAAGGCCGGTAAAAAGGATGGGTCGACGGTCAAAAGCTAATTAGTTAATTAACAAATAAACTATCTATATGCCAGATGATGCAGGTCTATGGAATATGGCAAGCCAGCTGGCCTCAACAGCTGCTAACTCTATTGCGGTGAGTTCTACGAACCGCCAAACTCGTAAATGGAATGATAAACAGTATAAAAAAGTCCGCGCTGACAATCTTGCGGACTGGAATATGCAAAACGAGTATAATTCGCCTCAAGCGACAATGAACCGGTATAAAAGTGCTGGTCTAAATCCTAATTTAATCTATGGGCAAGGAACACAATCTTCGGCACCAGTTCGTTCTGACACAGTGCAGTCGTATAACCCAAAAACCCCTGATTATTCCGGCGTGGGTTTGTCCCTTGATGCTTATTTCAATGCGCAGATTAAGCAAGCCCAGGTTGACAATCTTAAGGCTCAAAACACGATCATGTTACAGGATCAGGCACTCCGTGCCGCTCAAGTCACTGGTCAGAGCATCAAAAATGCTCAGGGATACATCAACACCAATTACCTACATGACACCCTTTCTGATCGCGAAGGTATTGTCAATGCTACAAGAGCCGGGATGCAAATGCGTAATGACCAAGCCGAAAGGCTTAATCCCGTTTTACTTGAGTCGGCAGCTGAACATGTTCGAAAAATAAGAGCGGATATTGATTATACGCTTAATCAAAATGAACGTGCTGCCGCTATGACTGCTATGAATCTGAAAACCGGTCAGCAGTCTCTCATAGAATCCGCGGAGCGTGTTCTTAACTATCGTATGCAACGTGCAAAGTCCGGCGCCGAGATCGATCATATTTCTCAAGCTATTGAGAATCTAAAAAAGGATGCTCAAATTAAAGATTGGGACATATATTTGAAGGATAATGGCCTTAATCAGAACGATCCAGTGTTTCTTAGGATGCTGAATCGTTTATTACCTAACAATTAAAAAGTATGCTATGCGTTATTCAAGACGTTCCCGTGGCCGCTCGAGAGGTCGTTCTCGCCGCCGCGGTCGCACAACCAAGAAACGTACTTACTACATCGCACGTGGGGGTACACGTATTTAATCACGGGGGCATTGCCCCCTTAAAACATTTAAATGGCAAATTTAAATCTGCTGAACTCGATTCAGCTTACAAGACCACGAAAGAATCGTTTCGATCTTTCGCATGACGTGAAAACGTCTCTTACTATGGGAGTACTGGCACCATCTATGGTTATGGAATATGTGCCAGGGGAGAAATTTAATATTGGATGTGATTCACTTCTCAGGTTCTCTCCCATGCTTTTCCCTGTAATGCATAGAATGGATGTTTATATGCATTATTGGTCAGTACCGGCACGTCTCGTATGGGATGGTTGGGAAAAGTGGATTACTGGCGCTCCTGACGCACCGGCATTTCCAACATGGACAATTACACCGGCTGATGCTGCCAGTTATTCAGATTTGCTTAATTACATGGGAATTCCTCGTCCGGTTCCGGGTGGTGATCCATTGGTAATTTCAGCTATTCCACTCGCTTGTTATCAGTATATATACAACGAGAAATATCGGGATCAGAATCTCATTCCTGAGGTTCCATGGAAACTTGTAAACGGTTCTAACAATGCAAATCTGGAACTTATTAAAATGCGTACTCGTGCTTGGGAACACGATTACTTTACTTCTGCTCTTCCATTCGCTCAAAAAGGCGATCCTGTTCTCTTACCAACTGGTACGTTGCAGGATGCAATTGTTAAAATGGAAGGAGCTACTCCGAGTACTACTATTCTTACTGGTACTCCAGCTTCTGCAACTGTGCCTGTTGATGACAGTGATAATCCTGAAATAGAAATATTTAATCTTTATGCGGACATGTCAGATGCGGTACTTAACGCCACTACAATTAACGATCTACGCAGAGCTGAGAAACTGCAGGAATTCCTTGAACTTGATGCACGAGCTGGTACAAGGTACTTTGAGAATATATTCGGACACTTCGGACTACGTTCCCCTGACTCGCGGTTACAACAGCCCGAATGGATCACTGGTACTAAATCTCCGGTAGTAATATCGGAAATTCTTAACACTACGGGAACCGATGACGTCCCTCAGGGAAATATGTCAGGTCACGGTATATCGTACACAAACGGTCAATATGGCAACTACTTCACACAAGAACACGGATTCATTATCGGAATCATCAACGTTCAGCCTAAAACGGCGTATCAACAAGGTGTTCATAAGCAATTCACTAAGATTACTGATCGCTATGAATACTTTTGGCCAAAATTTGCTAATATCGGAGAGCAGCCGATCCTCAACAAGGAAATATATGCTTATGATCCTGCCGATAATGACGTGTTTGGCTATACCCCTCGTTATGCTGAATATAAGTTTATGCCTTCTCGTGTCACTGGTAACATGCAAACCACACTTAAGGATTGGCATCTTGGTCGGATTTTCGCGTCTCGTCCGGCTCTTAATCAGCAATTCGTGGAATGTGTTCCGGATAAGCGCATCTTTGCGGTCGAAGATCTCGATGCTGAAGAACTTATAGTTCATATCCTTCACAAGGTATCAGCCGTAAGGCCAATGCCACGGTTTGGTACACCAACACTTTAAAATTGGCAATCTGTGAAACCCCTTTTATTGTTATGGATAAAAATACTAATCAGCGTTTCCCTGTACCTTGCGGTAAATGTCCTTATTGCTTGGCTCGTCGCGTCTCTGGTTGGTCATTTCGCTTAATGCAAGAGGACAGGCATAGCCTGTCCTCTTTTTTCATGACTTATACATATGCAGAT